CACTGCTTAGTTCTTGGCGCCATCGGTCTCTTTCTTCTCTAGTAGTTGAGCGAAAGCCTTGCGGTCTATTCCAGCTATCAAACTTATCTGCTTTAGCTCTGACAAGATCACCTTTTTTCATTGTATTTCCTGATAGTTCCGCGCACATTTTCACCGTAGAGTGTAACAACTGACTCACCCTGAGCTTGCCTGGGCTTCTTTATCCAGAGAAATCTATGCTTCTTCCAGGTTTTCCCGCTGTCATAGCGCATTTGGAAAGGTCCCAAGTATTGAACTATTCCCTTTCCACTATTAAGCCAGTAATCAAAAGTATATACCTCACCGATCTGGAGATCTCTTACAAAAACTTTACTCATTATTTCCTGTTTCATTTGGAGACCAGTCCCAAGAATACTTGCTCATTCCCTCTTCTTTCTCCCACGAGAAAGTTCCGTTCTCATAAAACCACCGATTGACTCCGTCTCGCTGGACGTCTTTAGCAGCTTGCATCAACTCCCATGAAGAGAGAAGATCAGTCTTGCAGAATGCAGGGTCGCCCTCTATATTATAAAGCTCTGAAAGCTGGCACACTTCTTGGTCGAACTCATCGATGTCTACTAAGATCATCGCGTACTTCCATCCACTAGCTTTCACTTACAGCCTCACAATTTGCGCTTATAACATCAATGATTTCTCCGCTTTGCATGAGCGCTTTGAGGAACATACCATTGGCTTTTACAATAATACCGCAGTGCCCGCCAATTTTACAGTATTTTTTTATTCGAACTAAGTCACCTGCTTGGAAGCGGCGGGAGTAGCTTTTACACGGTTTCAATCTAACCTCGCGGAACTTAGGAGATCTCAGCTGTCTTCTGGCGGGAAGGATCTCAGATGCTCGGCGAACAACTTCGCTATAGTTGTTGATTTTTGAATATCAGACAAGCCATCCAGCTGACCTTCTTCTTCTTTGTCTACAAACTCAAGAACTCCGTCTTCGGCTCTTTTCAAACCGCTGAACTTGTATTTCTTTCCATCTATCTCGGTTTCAATAACTTGATTAGTATCTGACATTTTTTATCTCCTAGCAAAGTGTTGCGTTATTAACTATTCTCGAGCGCATCTTCGAACATTCTATATGCATCATCAAAGCAAGTGCCGCATTCATCTGCAAGTCCCAGCATCTCCATCAGCTCAACAAAGTCATTACAGCCACCTCTTGCGGCTTTTTGAATACTCTTATCTGAAATTCCATTACAAATACAAATTATCATTCTTTAGCCTTTCGATATATTATAATACTTTCTTATTCATCTTGCATTTTTTGTACTATAGACTCATTCTCGTGATCATCTGGCGCTTTTTCTAGCCAGCGCTCGTCGATCTCTCGAAACTCCTCATTCTGGAACTTTACCCAATAAACATCTGATCTGTAGGGCGAGCGATGCTGAGAGATCTTAAGTATGAAACCTAACTTTCCTGAGTCTTTGTTTCTCCTCTTTAGAAAAACATATCGAACAAGATCGCCAGACTTGTACCTGGGAGAACTACTCATCTATCTTTAATAATTCTGATTCAGAAAAACCCCGAAGCTCTCCGCATAACAGCACGGTGATCCTCCGTTCGTAAGGGGCAGTGTGATTTATCCGCAAGACGACACCTTTAGTGCCGCTGAATCCATTGCTCAAATACGGAATGTTGACTTCAACTAAATCACCCTTTTTCAGCACGAGACACCAGTTCTAGCTTAGAATGATATACCAAGTCCCGCTTGCCGCTGCTAAACAAAACTTCATAAACATCTCTCGTATTATGACCAGTACGATGTGCCTTTACTAAAGGCCATTTGTGTGAGTACTTAAGCACCACACCTCGCATATCAGTGCCTGGATGCAAGACAAGATCACCCGGGTAGAACTTTTTTTTCTTAGTCAATTTTGACTCTGGTTTAATTAGTCTCAGAATCAGGCACGTCTATTGCGTCGCCTGGAGTGACTTCGTCTATCGCCCAAGGAGGAAGCTCATCCTCTATTGAGGGCGCTGGCGCTTTCATCTCAATGACATTTTCAATTATACGTTCCATCTGCGGTGTTGGCTCTTGTTTTTGAAGAGCAACTTTTACACAAAAAGCCACAACAATTAATGCCACTAAGAGTTTTGCACTACTTAAGACTCGATATCTTCTGCCTGTGCTATCTTCCACTTTCCAGCTTCCTTTCCATCAGTCGTCCACCCGGGACGATCTGTTCTTGAATAAAGTTCTAAGTATGGGCCTAGACTTCTAGACTCCACGAAATCAAAGAACTCTTCTGGTTTTCTTGAGTGCTCACGCCTGGGGGCGAACAAATAGTCCTTAGATGAGCACAATCCTTTTCCGTTCACAACATTCTCAGGATCATCAGTGCCACTATACCGCGTGTTCTTGCCCATGCCTTTATCATATCTGACTGCAAATATGCACATCTCTGTGTATCGCATGCCATAAGGAGTAGGACTACCCACGTTGCTCTTTACCCACGGAATAAGAGTAACGGGAGTAAACCCAAGTCGCTCGATAACATCGACCGAGGGTAGGATCCCTTGATCTTTTCCTGCTGTAAAAGAATTTACTGCCCACATATACAAGTGTGCCTCTGGGGTGACTCCGTATTCCTCGAACCAACGCTTTAAAGTAGCAACGATCTCCTCCCTGGACTGGACATCATAGTGCGTTGAAGGCTGCAAAGATTTGTGCCCAACACCGCCGGTGCTCTTCTTCCAGGGAGGATCGATCATTACCGTCTTGAACATGAGATTCCTTTACTGCTGAATCTCTACAAGTTCGATCTCGAAGTTGAGATCCTGGCCGGCCATTGGATGATTGAAGTTAACATTAACTTCATTTTCCTTCACTTCGTTGATAGTGCCAACGACAGGACCGTTTGGACCCATTCCCTGGATCATGGCACCTTCAACGTATTCAAAGTCATCTGGGAAGCTTTTCTTGTCAACATCGACAAATGCTTCTTCATTCACTTCACCGTAAGCCTGCGCTGGCGTCAAAGAAACATTCTTTGTCTCACCTGTAGTCATGCCGACAAGTGCAGTATCAAATCCTGGGATCATCTGCCCAGCACCCACTTCAAAAGTTAAGGTTTCATTACGACTATGTGAGCTATCAAACTCGGTGCCGTCATTAAGAGTGCCACGATAGTGGACACTGACTGTATTACCATTTTCTACTGCGTTCATTTCTTCTCCTTATAAGTCCATGTGCAATGTAGTTGTTTCATCAGAATTTTCAGATCTTTGATATCCTGTTTGCGATTCAGTAAAGAGCTGGGCTGTCATTTTTCGAACCTGCTCTTTTAACTTTTTATTCTCTTTTTGTAGCTTGTTGATGATATCTTGAAGCTGCTTTTCTCTGCTCATTCTAGCACGTCCGTTCATCACCATGAATCACCTTCACCACTGGAAACCTTAAGCTAAAGGTTCCTTCCTGGTTTTGGCTCTCTTCAAAGTACTGCACGGTAATAACTTTGTTCAAGATATCTTCAGGATTCTTAAAGAAATGTTTTCTCTCTTCAATCGTGAATCCAGACCCAACCCCGACGGGATTGCCTTTGTGCTCGATCACAACGTTGGAAAGCATGATTTCTTCTACTTCCTTGCCGTCGACCACGTAGCGAAACGGACCAGCATCATAACCCATCACTCGATACTCAGCGTCGTGCATCGTCTTGACCTTCAGGATGTCCTTCGACCGCTTACCTTTATATGTGGTATCAAGTCGGAGCATTAAACCTTCCCAGCCAGCATCCTGGGCTTCCTGGCGCCACTTCTGGAAGTCCTCGTGGTCTGTGAGGCGCTGCTGACCGAGCACTGAGGTGTATTTTGCATCTTGCGGAATGGTGTCAGCTAATCTACCTAGCCTCGTGAGAAACCCGTCCTCGGACACGCGAGCTTGGAAGTCGGGTAGATCAATCATGTCAAAGATCTGGAACAGGCCGTTCTCGACCGTGTGATCCTTCCGCCTGATCTCCTTCATCATGCGCTGGAAGTCCTCGTTACCGTCTTCATCGACCAGACACATCTCGCCGTCATAGACAACGTTGGTCACACCGAGTGATTCGATCTCCTCTTCCACCTTCCGCAAAGTTTGGAACTGCTTGCCGGAACGTGCCCATGAAGTGGCGTGACCGTTCTCATCTACCATAACGAGACATCTAACTCCGTCAAGTTTTCGGGACACCACCCAGACTTGATTTTCGAAATCAACTTTCTTAGCAGTCTTCTCATCATACGAGTTTGCCAATGCTACGTCGAACGTGGGAATAAGATTGTCACACGCTCTGTTAATAAGCTTCTCAGATGCTCGGATCTTCAGGTTGCGGTCGAGGATGAGATTTAAAACGTCTTTCCACTCCGGATTTTCCTTTAGAAATGCATTGATCTGCGATAATGATTTGTGCCCCGTGATCTCTCGTGCATTCAAAGCGTCAAGCAGATCAAAGACATCCTGATAATCACACGTGTCATCACAAAGATCTGACCGTTTTCTCAAGTTCTTCACTCCCACATGATATTGCAGGAATGGATTGTAGGCGTAGTAAAGAGCTTTCCGAGTAAGCTCATCAGTGGATTCAAGAAGAGCAACCTTATCTAAGACTGACGACGTTGCAGTCATGTTTTCGATAAAACTAGTTAATGTATTCATCAGTGCGAATGCTTCTTCCAAATGTTTTCACGGTACTTGCAAACAAACTTTCTCGGATCAACGAAGTCATCCGTGTTTCTTCCCTTGTTCCGATAGATCTCCAAATGAAGATGAGGGCCCAAAGATCTGCCGGTGCTCCCCACTCGGCCAATTACTTGACCTGCTGCAACCCGAGAACCTTTCTTTACAAGAATCTCTGACATGTGAGCGTACTTGAATTTCAAGCCATTGGGGGCGCGCATGAGAACTTGCAATCCGCCACCTCGAGCAGATTTACGTGCGAAGTAAACATATCCGTCAGTAACTGCTCTGATCTTTACACCTTCGTCTGCTTGAATATCAATGCCGTGGTGAAACTTCCGACCCGGTCCGAACGGATTATCGCGGGTGCCGAAATGCGAAGTGATTCGGGCGAGACGGTAATCAATCGGGACCTTGCAGTTAATTCCCATTTCAGACTTGACTGTGACAGATTGCATCGAAACAACACTATTTGGTGCAGCTAAAACTAGCAAAGTAGTGAGAACCATTTGTTCCTCCTCAATCTTATTATAACAGTGCTTTTCTTGTTTTACACATTTAATTAGTGAGAATGACTGTGCGGATGGGTAAACACTGGGTAGCTGCAGATGAAGTCCCTCGGATCGAGGTGATCAGATTTAGTCCAACCTTTCTTCTCGTAGATAGCGAAGTGCAAGTGTGAACTGCGAGTACGCCCAGTAGATCCGACCATGCCGATCACGGCTCCTGCAGGCACAACAGCGCCGGCTTTGACGAGGAACTTTCTCATGTGCGCATATTTCTCAGTGAGGCCGTTCTTCGTCTTGATGATCATCGTGTAACCCCCGATGTCGTCGTGCTTGGCGTAGAAAACGGTGCCGCCGAAAAGGCTTCTAACTAGAGTGCCTTCAGGTGCTGCAATATCAACCCCGTAATGAAAGGTTCTTCCTGGGCCGAAAGGATCTTCGCGCATTCCGAACTCTGATAGCATTTTTCCAGAGCCGGCAGCGACTGGAGCCTTGCAAGACTCAGTGCCTTCTAAGGTGACGGTATCCATAGTCACCGACGTGTTAGCAGTAGGGGCAGATAGCAGCAAGATAGTAGCGAGAACCATTTGTTCCTCCTTGCTACTATTATACTGCTTGTGTTTTAGATTTGCACAAAAACTCGATTATTTAGAAAGCTCTACTCTATCGACGCCGGCGCCTTTGGCAATGCGATCAAGATCTGGCTCACCTTCTTCTTCCCATTGACTTCGAGAAATGCTCAGGATTCTGTCTCCCGATCCGTCCCTGGCGTCGTGCTCGATTCCTCCTGCGAATACCTTGGGATCGATTCCTGGAAGAGTAGGCATGCTAGATGGATCGTCATCATACTTAACAGGGTCGCCCGGCGTGGCAGCTGAAGCTCCTACGCCTCTCTCATCTTCGCTATCAGCGGAAGCAACCATTGTATCAGAGCCAGAAATGCTCAGTGCAACCATAACAGGCTGGGAGATTTTACGCATCAAGCGATGTGTAAGCTGATCTTTGTTTGCTACCTTAGAAAGATCTCGAACGTTTGTTGCGAACGCAGGATCAGACTTCATCTTATCGACCATAGCAGATTTTACAGATTTCTCATCTACATTCTCACCGCCGGCTTTGATCCTTTTAACTAAATTCTTAAGGACACGATTTAAAGGATTTTCACCGGGGGCAGCAGGCTTTTGTCTTTTAGAAGTTCCGCCCATGCGTAAAACTTTTCCACCAAGATCGCTGTAGTCCACCCATGATTGGAGCCACTGTTTTGTAGCATTTACCGTACCCAAGCTAGCTGTCGGAGAAGGATCTGTGACAGTACCTAGGTTCGCATCCATGCCGGCGGCAATGGCGGATTTGGCGGCGGCCGTGAAAGCTGCGTTTGTTTTGGGCCCCCAAACACCGTCGGGTTTAAGATTACTCTGCTTCTGGAATCTTTCAAGTGCCTTTTTTGTCTTAGGCCCAAACTTGCCGTCGATGTCGCTGAAGCTATTAGGATCAAGGTATCCCAGGAGGGCGAGACCCCACTGCATTTTCTTAGTAGGAGACCAAAGAGTTGCGGGGTCGAATACATCACCCATGGAGTCCCCCTTCTTAATGTAGTCAACTAAGCCTTCACTCAGTATTTCCTTCGCGAGCTCTGCGATCATCCCGCGGAGATCAGACTCGTTCATCGTAGAAGACTGCGTTTCCTCAACTGTAGCTTCCTGTACTTGCTCAGTTTCAACAGTTTGTTGTGGTTCAGCGGACTCATTGAGAATCCCAGCTAGTTTGTTCCATCGATCAAATGTAGACATAGTTGCACTCCTTATGCTGTCTATAAGTATTTCTTAACTCATTAATTATCAAGGGTGAATACTTGAACTTCTTGGGTCCAGGCACGGCGATTATATGCCGACGATTCATTAAGATCCCATTGCCCAAAGTTAAACCCAGGTATTAGAGCGGTAACCATTCTGTAAAAGAATGCTCCTGCTTGTGGTTTTTGAACTGCCGACCCGAGATCATCTTCGGGAAAATACGGTAGTTTAAATTTAGTTATATGCCCTGGTACGAAAACGTACCACTGATTTCCTGTAGTTGCTTCAGAGATAACAAAGGAATATAGAGAGGGCTGCGGGCTGACTGGCATTATTCTCCATTGGAACATTCTATTTCTAAGGTACCCACCGTCCTCTGGTATGTTAATGCCTGGGAACTGCATCATATCACCTAACACCACTCCGTCATGAATACTATCTTGACCGGACCTTATGATCGCGCTGTAGGGTTCATTATAAACGTAAGACCCATGACAAGAATACCCTCTGCTACCTGACAAGCAGGATTGTCCTGGTTGACAGTCTGTGTGCATTCGACATGGTGTTAAATTATCTGCATTAGGATCCCACGCCCTAGTATAAGTTCCCGCGTAAAAAGTAAGCATTTGGCCTGGCACTGAGGGTAGGCTCTCAACCATCACGTGAGCTCGAGAATCAGTCTTGGTACTCAAGTGATAAACACCTTCGCCGCCGAAATCCAAGAAAGATACAACCTTAGAGTGCGTAGGGCCGGCACGACCATCAACATAAAATGGTGCGTCTGGCAATGTTATTACTGTTGAGTTTTCTAGATCATATTCCAGATTAATAATGATATCACTAACAGTCTCACCGTAAACTGCACTGACTCCTCTTCGGATTCCCATTTGACGCACTGACGTCACTTCCTGTGTTCTTACATTTAGAACACCTGTGAACGCAACAAGTGCATACCTTCCAGGGACAGTAATAAAATCAAATGTAGAATTGTCTTCAAAAATGGTGTCGTTGCCATAGACCACAATGCAGTTTCCGCTTGAGAACCAAGTACAGGGTCGGCCGCCTTGCGGAACTGGTTGTTCCCACACAGTGGCCTTTGGCGTCTTTCGACTAAATATATTGCGCTGTGTAAGATCAATGAAACCAAAGGCTCTCTCATTTGGACCCAATGTGTAAGGGTCAAAGAGTGCTTTTGAGAATCCAGTTACAATACCTCGGATTCTTGGAAAGACAACAGGTGGCTGTTCTGGTGGCGCGCCTGAAGACGGTGGTGATGGAAAACTGCATGACAGGTAAACTGTGAGATCCTCAGACGGCATCTCAATATAAGTCTCAGTGCTGCAATGCTGTGCTGCGACTGTGACTGCCTGGGCCCCGTAAACATTTGGCCCACTCAGAGTTGCCAAACCGCTTTGATCTGTTGTCTTCACATGTTCTGGATGATCGTCTGTTCCTAGCCAGACTAAAGAATTAGGAAGCGGAACTCGCTCCCCTTGAATTATAGTTAAAACTTTAACATTTACTGCCCCGTCAATTTGTCCGCCGTGAACGCCGCCTGTGATGAATGCTGGATCGTAGTACTCAAACCCTCCATCTATTACAAACGACGGAGACCCGACAGGATTGACAGTGACGTCCACAAAACCTCGAGAACCTTGCGGAGTATACACATTTAAAGTATTTTCGTCAGGTGCTGATTCGATAACTGCATCCATAAATCCAAATTTAACAACAGAGCTCTCATCTCCGATTCCTTCTCTGACGATGGTGACGTAAGTTCCGCCAGCGATGGAACCCCTAGAAGGGTGCACCTGTGGGCCGGTGCCGTCGATATAAGAAAACTCTGACGTAGTTACAGTGCCGAGACTATTTTGAACTCTAATCTCAACTGGTCCTGCTTGACCGGGCGGAAGGCGGAATGTAATAATTCTATTGTTAGTAACAAAGATATCAGACGCGGGTGCTCCTGCAACAGTTACTGATGAATCTGGTGCAAATCCGCTTCCTCTTAGACGCACACGAATTCCACCCAGTATCGGTCCGGTCGGAGGTGTGACTGATTCTATTACTACAGCTGACCCTGCATCATAGGCAGGAGGTCGAATAGCGGGCCCCGTATCCCTGGCTGGCGGGGCAGTAGTTCTTCCCGCATCATGAGCAAGATTTATTACTGGGCCAGAATCTGGCAGATAGGACTCTTCCTGGTCTATACAACCAACCGTAGTCAATAATACAAGACTAAAAGTCTTTAAAAAAAGCTTCTTCGAACTCGATGGCTTTGTTCTCATCAAGAACCTTCCTAACCATGGGTTTAATAATCTGCGGTAAAAGAACGCGCAGTTGTGATTCTACTTCCATTCGAATCATGTGTTCAACCTCGTCTTTAAAAATCTTACTAACCCTAGGAGTATACATGAGAAACAAACATAAACGTCAAAACAACAGTGATGACATATAGAATAATATCATTTTTTAAGAACATGATTTAATCTACAGAGAGTGAAATAAAAAATAAAAATTATCGCTTATTTGTTTTTTTGCCTGCAGGGTGGCTCAGCTTGACTTGCTTAGAATGTGCCAAATATAAAATAACAGCATTGCCGACGAAATAAGATGTAACAACTGCACCTAAAACAGCATCACCAACGACAAGAAGTGTGTAAAGAACTGATGCAAAGGCACTCATCGTGAAGACACAGTAAGCAGGAACTGAGATTGCGTCAGCTGTCTCTGATGCGGCTACAGCCTTAACTTGATGTATAAAAAGCAGGATCGCCAATGCCTGTGAGAAGATGTAAAAACACGTAAGCAGAGTGTCGATCAATTAACTAACCCCGCCCGGACCTTGAATTCTATGCCAGGAACTTTGGTCGTGAGATATCCCACAGATTTTTCTACGTCACCTTTTACGATATGGGGCGCTTCAACTGGAATGCCGTCACCGGTGATAGCTCGACCGTAGATCACGAGATCGCCCTTGTCAACCATATACCTGTCAACGTGGAAATCAACTCGATCAGTCTTATAACCCGGTTCGAACAATTCGTCGTAAATCGCTTGGCCGTTCCAGTTAGAAACGATCAAAATCTTCACGGGTATCTCAGGATACCTTGCCACAGATCCCACGCGGACTTGTGGGATATTTGTGTTAGCATTCTTATAATCTACCCCAAGCTTGAACATTCGACCGAATCCGCCCAGCGTATGTGCAAAGCGACGGGATCCGTAAACAGAAAGCGTCTCACGGATCAGTTTTCGAAGTTTTTTCTCTTGGTCAGTGTTCATACTGTTGCTGTGTTAGAATAAGCGCTATTATAAGCATTGATGTTTTTTGTAACGTGGGCAATATAATCTGGATTTTTTTCACCGTAATATTTTCCTACCCAGCCCGCTGTGTTACCAGATTTCATTAATTTAGCTGCGGTAGGATTCATAGAAACCCATCGTTTAAACGCTGTTTTAGAGTGTTCTGCAGGGTTTGAATTCCAAGATTGTAGAAACTTATCTGCATCACCGTTGTAGTCTATTAAAGAGAAAGCTCCGAGGACTTGATAGAGGCCCCACGCTCCGCCGACGATTGCTGCAACAGGGTCAACTTTATAAGCTTGATTGAATTTTGCTTTGGCGGCGCCGCCGAGATAAGATTTTCCTGACGGTAACTTTTGTTTTGCGGTTTTCGTAAGCTTATGCCCAGCCATCGCGCTCCACTGCGGGTCTCGAGAGATGTGTGCATTCCAGGCGAAGGCTTTGGGGTTGCCGGCTGACTCCCTTTTCTCAATTGCATAGATCACTGCAGCTGGAATACCTGTTTCCTTTGAAAGTTCTTGCGCTCGGGCGGCAGCTGTTTGACTTACATCTTCACCAGCAACCAGATCACCAGCTGCAGTATCGATATCCTTGACTTTAATAAGTGCTTTTTCAATATTCTTTGGAATGTCGGCGGTTACGGTTGCTTTTAACTCTGCATCCTTCGCCAGGAACTTATCCCACGTTTCCTTTGTCGTTGTTCCAGTGACGGTCAAGCTATTATCTTTTTGAAACTTCTTAATAGCATCCTCAGTCTTTTGATCGAACTTACCATCAACATCGACTTTATACCCGAGCGATTTCAGCCCTTGCTCAAGAACTTTGATAACGCTTAAATAGATCGCTGTTTGTCCAGCAGGGGTTTTAGCATACACATCTCTTTTTGATTTTATCTCAGCTTTTGCGCCGGCTGTGAGTGCTTCTTGGACTGATTGTTGTATTGTTGACTTTATTTCTGCCAGAGTGGGCATGCCCTCAAGATCTTCAAGGCGATAGTGCACGTCTTCCAAGATCAGATTCTGGAATTGCTTTCTAATTTCGTATACATCGTCTTCTTCTCTGTCCAGGGCAAATCCTTTGATCAAAGATCCTGCCCGGGCATTAGCATCATCTTCCAAGTATCCTCCAACATGCTGCATAGGGTGCTCGTCAAACTCCCCTTTGACATCTTGTTTAGCGTGAACTAATTCGTGTGCGATTGATCTCAGCACATCAGGGACGGCTCGATCTTTGGCGTAAATCTTGATAATCTTATTGTTTGGATCGTAATAAGCCGTGGTCTGGATTCCGTGGGATTCTCGATCATCAACAATGTAGATATCGTAGTCATCCCCGATCTCCAGGGACTTACAGCAGTGATCAACAAAGATCTGAATTAGATCTTGTTTCGGTTCTATGCGCGGCAGTTCGCCCTCGAGATACAAGCCCATTACAAAACACTCCTAGGCATACATTATATTTATGCACCCAGAAGAAGTTATTACTCTTCGACGTGAACTAAGATGGTTCCTTTTTCGAAGCCGCCTCGATCGCTACGCTTTGTACACTTAGCTTCGATCACGTCCTCGATCTTGAGCTCGAGCTTCTTTCGAAGAGAATCAACGACCTCCATTAGGTCAGCCATCTCCTCTGGGCACGGATTCTCAAAGAGCTCTTCCATCTCCTCCTGGATCTTAAGTCTATAGTACTCTTCGATCTCAGCAGATTTCATTGTCCGAGTCTTGCACTGACTTCCTGACTCCTTGATAATAGCTGGAATCTTATCACGAACTAGTTTGTTGTACTTCTTTTTTATCATCTACTGGGTGCACCATCTGGGGTTCAATATAATAGATCTCACCATCTGATAAGATCTTGCATAACATATCTTCGAACGGGCTTTGTCTTTCTTTTGGCTCTTCTAAAAGCACGCCAAAAAAACGATAAGACTCAGGGAGCTCCTCGTCTTCTATCCAGACCATATCACCCGTTTTTAGCATTACGCTTCAAGTATATCGAGCATTTGCTCAATCGTATTCGTAGAATCCACATTCTTTAGACGGATCTTATAGATGCTAAGGGCTGCCTTGAACGCTTTGGTGTCAAGACGAGCCTTAAACTCTTCCATCAATTCTTTTTTATCTTCTCGGAGAGTATCCATCTCCGACTCAATTGTAGTTAAGCGAGTCATAAACTCTTTTACTGCGCCTTCAAACTCATTGGACATTTTTATTCCTTTCATGAATAAGTTCAATTTTATCTGGTGTGGTGATTACTTTTTCACCGTCTACTAGTACATCAACCCAAAGGAGACTTTCAAAATCAATATCTTGAGAGACTTCCAAGAGAATCCCTGTCTTCCAGTAATGATCAAGCTCCATCGTTGAAGGATCTCGACTAGTCATCAAAACTTCTACTAAATCCCCTGATCGGGGTTGCTTTCTTGAGGTCATTTCTATTTACTCAATTTTTCTCGAAGCTTCTTCATCTCTTTCTCTTTCGCCTTGTCCAGACGATCGATATCAACATGAGTGTTAAACTTCTCCGGAGAGTCGAGGCTATCCAGGGCAAAAAGATCTCCGAGTTCAGCTGCTAGAAAACTATCTTCGTTCTTGTCAGAAATATAGAGCATAGCGCGGTGGGCGGCATGCATCCAGAAGGCGTCTTCTAACTCTTCCTTATTAGCCATCTCTCGGAACTTACCAACCTCTTCTGAGATGGTTGCTGTTATCTTATCGCAGGATTTGCGCAACTGACGCTTGAGACGATTGGTCTTAACCTTATCTTCTTTACCTGCTGCTTTAACTACTCTAAACCCCATGAAACCTCCAGTATTTTCTACAGTGATGACTTTTCTTTATCAGGCGGATTGTGAGGTGTTCCGCCTTCTGTATCAACTTCCTTGAAGTTGCCGCCCTTCCTCTTGGGAATTCCACCCTTAACTCTGGCAGTTGCAATGTTGTTTGCTTCTTCAATCCGCTTGTTATTCACTGAGCATCCTGGGCATTTTTCTTTTTTATTTGGCTCTTTAGTTGTAGTCATCCCACAACCATTTAGGCACCTGTATCTTGTCACTGAAATTAGCTGTCCGCTTATTTCGATCTTATCTTTGAATTTTTTCCACTTACTTGCGTTTCTCATTTTTCTCCACAGAGTTTTGAGGTTAGTGAGATCTATATAACATGTTTTTGAAATTTGTTTATTTTAGACGACGATTTTGAGCTAAAAGTCGATATCCCCAGTCGGCGAACAATCCGAATATGGCGATGTCAGCAAGGGCGTCAAGAGTCGACCCTGGAAGAACAATCGACGCAAGAATAACAGTGATTCCGGCGAGTCGTAAAGTATTTTTATTGATTTCAGACATTTTATTTCCTTCGTATTTCTACTAATCGATCAAGATACCAGAGTGCTTTCTCTAAGTCCTCAATCTCGTTTCCTTTATACGGTGCTCTAAGCAGATACTTTAGCACATTGCCTTCATGAAATCCCAAATTCCACTCTTCAATTACGTCGAGAACTTCAATTTTGCCAATATTGTAATGATTGGGATGATTAACTTTGCTCATGTATGTTTTATACTGCAAGGGATTCAATTGTATTACTTGTCTTGAACAAGAACGATCTCATCTTCATAAACCCAGACTGAGTTTCCACTTAACAAGATCTTGTAGTCGAAAGTTCTATCACCTGACACGGGTGTTACATGAGATCGGCATGACAAATACGTTCTTCTACCGATGATGACGCCCACTCCGCTTGATTTTTCTAAACCAAATATTTCCAAGACATTGTGCTGGAGTGACTTCTTCAGTCTAACTAAATCCCCGATCTTAAACTTAGGGGGTGCGGTCGACGATCCATTCATCATATCGCTTCCGGATGAGGCGCGTGATTCTGATTGATGATCGCTGGTATCTTTCTATTACTTTTCTTGCTTTTGAGTGTCGCCATTTTGGTCCCCCGTTATAACAAGCAAAAATATTATCACCTTGACATGCTTTAAATCTATAGAAATCACGCAATATAAATACGGCGTGACGAGCACTAGTTCGGGGGTTCATGTTACTTTTTACAAAATCTTTTTTAGAATTGTAACCCAACTTCTTATACCACCATCTTGCATTGATCTGGAACAATCCATAATCCCCAGTATGAGAAACAATGTTTGAATAGAATGATGACTCTTTAAATGCGATAGTAAGCAATAAAACTTTATCGAAGTTTTCTTCTTTGGCAGTCTCTAATATAATACTAACGTTTGTTAGCTGCTCAGAATTTAAGTGCCCTAACACAGACGCTGCGTGGAAATATGTTATTTCTAGTTCATCGTCGGGAACAGCAGCGAGATGGATTGTAGGAGTATCATCTTCATACTTTTCATATACAGGAGTCGGCTCATTACACCCATTGCATGACGCAAGGAGAATTAATGCGGGAAGATATTTTTTTAACATAGTCAACCTCAAGTTTTTTATTATACTCTGCATTTTTCTAATCTTAAGAAGATATTATCGTCTATAGAAAACAAAGCACTTGTTAAACATGCAGAATTTATAAACGTCTCTATCTTCTTCTATTACAGAATCAACAATCGCTCGAATAGAATCGTGCGGAGAAGCAATAGATAAGTTTTCTAGCTTGTCGACGCCGGCGTAGATAACTCCGACGATCTGCATAGAAGAGTTTAAGATAGGTGAGCCTGAAGATCCTGGGCGTGTTGGAATAGAAAACACTGCTTCGTGAACACCTGGCCTTCCAGAGTAAAACCCTTCAAAGATCATAACTGTTTTTCTTCCAAAATATCCGTACGGGGCAGCCATATTATAAACTCTTTCCCCTCTAGCTGGTGGGTCTTCAGCAATATCCAGGTATTTTAGATTTGCATCCGGGTGGAGAAGAACCTTCAAGACGCATAAATCGTTTTTAGAATCAATTCGAATAACTTCTGTTGACATTTTATTGAGATCCTCATCAACGACTGTGATCGCTGACGTCAATATTGTTATTTTCATTTCATCCTTGAGATTTTTTGGGATCTTTGGATTTGCGCAAGAATGGCCTGCAGTTAGAAAAAATCCGTAATCAGAATTACTTCTACTTCTAGCAAAGAAAGCCCCCGAAGACGTGGAGACAGACGTCTTAATTGTGCACTGGTCGCCGTGACATATTTTCAAAAGCATTGAGTGTCGAATCATTCCAAATGCTTCAGTCGCCATATAGACTCTATTCGGTGACACATAACAGCTGCTTAATGGGAGCAGACAAAATAAAGTTACAGCAGGAAGTATATTTTTTATGATTTTTTCCATATTAGTAAATATGTAGGAACGCGCATACACATATAAAAATATTGCGCTAAGTAGTCTCGGAGCATTTCCCATGAAATTTTTAAAGAACTCTGTCGTTGGCTTAGTTGCCATCTTCATCGCGCTAGCTTTTTTAAACAAAGGCGGCATCAAACAAAAAGAACAAGCTTGGACAAAAAATGGCAATGAATGGTCATATGTCGGAACCAAGTCAGATGAAAAAAAGCAAATACACATTATAGAAACTTCTACTATTAACGACAAAGAAATATTTAATACTGTGATAAAGATGCCTTTTGTCACACTAGAGGGCGCAGATCAATCTCATGGTAAAAATTGGAGAAAAAACTAGACTTGGTATTCTGCTCAGCCTTTTAGCTGTAGCAGGATTAACATACTACGAAATTTCTCATAGGCCCGCCCTAGTATTTAAAAAAGACACTTCATATTTTATGTCCGGGAAGAATCGGGACTGCAACTGGCAAGTGTTTTTTGAGAAAGATGTTTATCTAAAAAGAGGCTCTTTCTCAAATGTATTCATTGGATTACCTGAAAAACAAAAACTCGGGGCGATCAAAGGAATCGTAGAGTCAACTGACTCTGATCTTCTTTTAGCTTTTTCATTTCCCGGAAAGTTTAGCAGTCCTCCCATAGTGCTGACGTCTAGACATCAATCAATCAAAATTCCCTATGAATCAGTTAGGTTCAAGCTGCTCAATAGCAGCATTTTAACTATCTTAATCTACAAAGACCAAGAAACTTGTATGAAGATGAGGGGCCGTTGATGAAAAAAGTTCTAATCATGCTTTCACTCTTATCAGTCATCAGCTGCTCAGACGATCCAGAGCTGGTCGCGCTTGAGTGCTCGCCTGGCAGCGTGAGAAATTGTGATGAGAGCGGTGCAGTTGTAGCAGATAACCTATCAAGCTTGGTAAGAAACGGTATATGTTCCTACGGTAAGCAGCACTGCTCCTTTGACGGCTGGGGTGAGTGCATCGGAGCTCAAGGTCCTGAAGCTGAGGTTTGTGATGGTTTAGATAATGACTGCAATGGGCAAATTGATGATGAGTACCCCGAAAAAAATGAGCTATGTGGATTCGTCGGGGGCGTGAATTATAGTGAGGGAATATGCCAGCCAGGCGTCTACCAGTGTGAAGACGGGGCTATTAAATGCGAAGGACACATCGGACCTGAACTTGAGGTTTGTGATGGGATTGATAATAATTGCAGCGGAGAAATTGACGAACATATTGTCAACCAGACAGCTGTAGTTTGTTATGACGGGCCACCGGGGACGATGAGGGTTGGAATTTGCAGAGCTGGGATCTCATACTGCACAGACGCAGTCATGACCCACTGCGAGGGACAAATCCTCCCAGAAGAAGAAAGATGTGACGGGATTGATAATAACTGTGACGGTGTTATCGACGAAGGATTTGAAGAAAGGCGTGCGGAAATAATTTTTGTTGTTGATGCATCAGGTTCATTTAGTGATGAAATCAACTCAATGATTGGCGGGATTCGGCCGCTTCTCTCAGATCCTATTACGGAAAGATTTAAGTTTGGCCTAGTAGTCATTGGAATGAGAGAACCGGAGAGAGATCCTGAGAGCAACTACAAGCACTTGATTAAAGCGTCTGATTTAGTCCCACGTGATGAGTTTCTGACTTACCTTGAAGAAATACTAACAACTCACATGAGCAATTCTGGTGGACAGGAACCATCATACGATGCGATTGTCGGGATTTCCAACGGAGATATCTCTTTTGACTTCTCTGAAAATGCACAAAAGATCATTGTTCTTATGACTGACGAGCCTGGCCAAACTTATGCAACACCTGGGAATAACGAAATGCTGGCGGCGCAAGCTGTTAGGGACGGATCTTTTGGAATCTATATCTTTTCTTTAGCAGAGCACTTTTACTCATTTGATGATATAGTAAGAGATCATAGTCACTTACACTCTGCTACGTCAGACCCTAATACTGTGTTTAGTCAGCTTCAAACTATGTTTGATGATATCTGCAGATAAACTACTTATCAGTTGGGCACCATTCAGGCTTAATCCAGTTTTGTTCTGCACACAGATGATTCTCAAGTTTTTCAAAATCCATCATTGAGCTCGGTGTTGCAAAAACAATAGACTCAAGAAGCTGCGGGACATATCCCCTTCCCACAGGAAGTGCGACTAATACCCCGACAAAATATCCTTGCTTGTCAAAAAATCCTGAACCTGAGGCGCCTGGCCATCCGTACGTATGTATGGTGATCTTAGTTCTGTCATTAGATATCTTCTCTATGCCGGCGACATCACCTCTCAGAGTAAGAAGATCATGATGACCAGGGTACCCTGAATACGTTAGCGTTTCACCGATCTCTGGGAGCGAACGATTTACTTTTAAGGGTACAGCCAAAATAGATTCTAGCTTCTTTACTGCAAGGACACAGATGTCCTCTTCGCGATCAAAATAAACAATCCATCCTTTTTGTCTTTCTCTTTCAGGTGTTACAACCCAAACATATGACTGGGTTGATGCATCTACAACATGGGCGGCAGTAATTACCAAGTGGCGATTTTTATATGTAACGTATGTTCCACTTCCTCGGCCGCTATTTGGAGTAAAGACTTTAACTGTTGCATATCTAGATCGAAGCTCATATGGGTTTAGAGTTTCAACTGGGGTTGCGTTGCCCCAAAAAAACTCTGTTAGGGCTTTTTTGTCATCTTTACACACGGGCACAGGCTGATCGGAGCTGCAGCTTACAGCCAAGATGAATATAGAACACAAAGATAAAATATTTTTCATAATACTCTTTCAAAAAAATTTGGAGGAGAGTGAGGGATTCGAACCCTCGGTAGATTGCTCTACAGCCGCGTTCCAGGCGACCACCTTCGACCGCTCGGTCAACTCTCCATAACAGGTGCTAAGTATTAATCTAAAATAACTTTCTCGTTAGTCTTCCAGTTTCTCAAATAGACGGTGCAAAGACCTTGCTTATAGGCCAAATTTAGATCTTTGACTTTTAACCAAGCTGTTTGCCGATCGCTATATGTAAACAAAGTGTGATGAGATCTCCCTCGGCCCTTTCTTCCTTCGAAATCCAAGCATACATGCCAAGGGTGTGTATCAGATTGACAAAAGTTTGACTTACGTTCCCAGGGCCATGCCTCAGTATCACCTGTTTTCTTAGCCTTGCCGATTGGTCGCTTGTACTTATTAGACATCTTTAACTCCGAATGATTGATTATACTATCTATAGTCCGCAAGTATAACAGAGATCATTCTGGGAACTCTGGGATATACTTATTTATCTAATCCCTGGATTCCTCATCTATTGCTTGCTGTGTAGAAACGCTTAGCACCATCTCATGCAATCGTCCGGGAGAAATTTTTTCATATGTTATAGGAAAAATTCCAGCTGTAATTAGCGCATGAGCGATCCACTGTGAGCAGTACCACTTTCTGTCGTGTTTAATCATATACGGTACGAACTGTGATATTATCATACCGATCCAATCATATTTCTGTCCTGCTGTTTGCTCATAGAATCTGAATATGTTTTTTAGTTGAAGATCATCTACTTTTAGTTCTACTTTCTTCCAGCCCTTGTCGTCACAACAGAAGTCTTCTTGAACCATTCGGACAACGCCTTCTTCTTCTGGGCAAATTCCTGCCGTTATCCCCCCTGGGAGGATAAGCTCGGCGTGAAGATATGGGCTCTTAGTCCACCATGCAATAATCTTTTGGCGCCAATCTTGCGCGGGAGCACAATAAAATGCGACCCAGATTGAATTCACAAGGTTCCTAGATTAGTTTTTTGTCTTCTTAGAAGATGTTTTCTTGGTGCGAGATGAAGTCTTAGACTTTTTAGCAGACGATGTAGCTTTGGTTGTCTTCTTAGATCGACGCTTTTTCGTCTTTGTTGCTTTTTCTAGATCAGGATCAACTGACAGTGAATTGATGATTGCCTGCGCTGGTTCAGTTGCATCATTCACCTTTGAAGTTTCAATTGATTCTACTTCTAGCACATCCTCTGTTTCGTCAGTGGTAGCTTCCTCAACTTGATCATCTTTAGCAGTTGAAGTTTTTTCCTTGGGGCGAGCTGTAAGTGACGGGGGATTTAAATCACTCAGGCTTATTCTTGCGGTTGATGCCATTTTTTTCTCCTTGTTTATCCCTGGTAAGGGCCCGTTGTTTTTTTGGGGCTTCCAGGCTTGTAATATATTCTATCAAATCTTTCTTAGCTGTGGAAGCTAAAATCGACCATTTTTTTGCCTGCGAAACATCACCCATAGTGTAACAAGCATCTGATTTGTACGCAAACTCATCGATTAAGTCTGCATACATTTCTAATGTCTCGTACGGTGGTGTGATGTTCACAATCTTATTCATTCAAACTTCACGTATTCTGACAAGATGTTATCTACTTTCCTGATTAGGGTCTCTAGCTCAGTTGCCACATCGCTCTGCTTAAGAATTCCGATGTCGGCGCCGGGGGCTTTCTTCATATCAAGCGAGTTATAGAACTCAATTAAATGTGTTCTAACCCCAACAATCTTTTGAATATCTTCTTGTTTCATTTTTCTTCCTTTGAGGTCGCGGTGCCTCGTTAATAATTATGTGCAATTCTTAATTAGCCACTCATGGTACCAATTTAAAGCGTGGTCCTTTGGTTGGGCGTCTTTCCAGGCCGGAGTACAGAAAATCTTCCATGCGTCATTTCCATACTTGCCAATACCATATAGCTCAATTGGCTCAGACCAATTCTTTTCTAAATATTCTCTAGACATTGTAACTAGTGTTTTAGCCCTACGTTTACTTAAACCGATCGGCTTTAAAAGATCCGCGAGAAAATCTTCCTGGGCGTTCATCGCATCTTGAGGCGTAGGGTATAAGTCAAAAAACTTTCTCATGATAGGTTCAGCTGTGAA